CGCGGCGCGCGTGCTCTACGACCCGAACGAGCAACAGTCCCAGGCCGACTTCATCGAGCTGCTGACGGTCTACCTCATGGTCACCGGCAACGCCTACGCGATGCGCGAGCGCAACGCCTCGGGCCGCATCGTGTCGCTGCGGCTGCTCAGGCCGGATCGCGTCGAGGTCAAGATCGGGGGCGACGGTCGGGTGGCTTACTACGAGTACACCATCGAGGGCGTGCGGTACGACCTGCTTGCCGACGACGTGGCGCACATCAAGCTGCCGAATCCATACGACGACGTGTACGGGCTATCGCCGCTTCAGGTAGCCTCGAAGTACGTCAACCTCGACACGGCGACGGTCACCTTCCTGCGTTCATACTTCGCAAACGCCGGCGTGCCGGCGGGCATCCTGAAGGTGAACCGTCGCCTCAATTCGCAGGCCGAGGCCGACAGCGCGCGCGCGAAGTGGCGCTCCTCGTTCTCCGGCAACAAGGGCTGGCACGGGCTCGCGGTGCTGGACGAGGATGCCAGCTACCAGCAGGTCGCGCCGAACCTGAAGGAGATGGATACCTCGACCATGACGCGCGTCACCGAGACGCGCATCTGCGCGGTGTTCGGCGTCCCGCCGATCCTGCTAGGCCTCGAGGCCGGGCTGGAATCATCGACGTACTCCAACTACGAGCAGGCGCGCTCGGCGTTCTGGGACGAGACGGTCTCGCCGCTGGTGCGGCGTATCGAGAAGTTCCTGCAGCGCGCGCTCGAGGTCTCGGAGCGCGAGCCGGGCAACGAGGTCGAAGCGGACTTCTCCGACGTCCCGGCATACGAGGACGACCACGACGCGGAATCGGCGCGCGTCGTCGCGCAGTACGGCGCGGGCATCATCACGCTGAACGAGGCGCGCGCCGACTTGGGGCGCGACCCGCTCGAGCACGGCGATATGCGCCGGCTCCCGATGAACATCACCGAGATCATGCCGGACGGCACGCCGATGCCGCAGGCCGCTCCCGCCTCGATGCCGATGCTCGCAGCGCCGACCGTCGAGGTGAAGGCGCAGGGGCAGGCGCTCCCGCGCTCGGTCGCGCTGGGCGACAAGCTGCTCGTCGAGCGCGAGACCCTGACCGACGACATGGAGTTCGCGCTGAAGCGGTACTTCGACGCGCTGCGCTCGAGGGTCGCGGGCGTGCTCGGTCGCGCGATGCAGCAGACCACGACCGACGCGAAGATCGCGCCGGACGAGGTCACGATCGCCATGCTGTTCCCCGACGGCGCGCGGAACGAGCTCGCGCGGGTCATGAGCGGGTCATACGCGCGCATCGTGCGCGCGACGTGGGACACCATCGCTGCCTCGGGCGTGGCGGGCGTCCTCGAGTTCGATGACCGGCTCCCGATCGTCTCGCAGATTGTCGCGCTGGCGACCAGCTCCGCCGAGGGCATCGACCAGGTGAGCCGCACGGCGGTCTCGCGCGCCATCGAGATCGGCATCGAGCGCGGCTACAGCATCCAGCAAGTCGCGCGCGGCGTGCCGGCGGAGGGCTTCCCCGGCATCAACAGCCTCGTCGAGGAGACCTACCAGAACCGGGCGCGCACCATCGCGCGCACCGAGGTCATGCGCGCGCAGAACGCCGCGAGCATCGGGTACTACCGCGAGCAGGGACTCCGCTGGATGCGCGCCTACGACCCGGACGGCGACCCTGCCGACAACTACATCGGCAGCGATGGGCGCACCTGCTCGGAGCGCAGCGGGCTGATCTACACGGCGGACGACTCGATGAACGTCGACTCGCACCCTAACTGCAGGCTGACGTGGACGCCGATCTCGCTGACGCAGGCCGAGGAGATGGGGCTGACCGACGGCGAAGTGACGACCGAGCGCATGGCTGCGCGCGTGGAGGTACTGACCTAATGGAGCAGAAGCACTCGGCGCTCGATAACGTCAAGGTGCTCGACGAGGCGCAGGGCATCGTCGAGGCGTACACGAACACGATGGGGCAGGTCGACCTCGACGGCGACGTGATCGAGCCGCAGGCGTTCGACGCGAGCATCCAGAACAGCCTGCCGATTCCGGCGCTGGTCGGGCACAACACCACGGCCATCGTCGGCAAGGTGATCGGCGCGCGCTCAATGCCGATGGGTGACGGCACCTCGCGGCTCTACACGCGCATCCAGTTCAACCTCGACACTCAGGCCGGACGCGATGCGTTCAGCAACATCAAGGGCGGCTTCGTCCGTGAGTGGAGTGTGGGCTTCAACATCCCGGCAGGCGCGGCCACGGTCGTGCGCGAGGCCGGGAAGATGGTCAGGCATATCGCCAACCTCGACTGGATCGAGGTCTCAAGCGTGCTACGCGGTGCGTCGCCAGGGACGGCCACCATCGCGGCGAAGGCCACGACGCCATCGACCACCGAGGCCGAGGACGTCGCCGTCGAGCTACTGCGCGCGCGAATGGCGTCAGCGCGATCCCGCATGGGGTCGCTCAACAACGTGATTACGAAGGGCTACCAGTAATGGCTACTCAGGTTCAGAAGATGCGCGAGAAGGCCGAGAGCCTGCTCGTCGAGGCCGAGGCCAGCATCGCCGAGGGCGATGTCCAGAAGGCGCGCGGCATGATCGCGGAGTCTCAGCAGCTCGTCTCCGACGCGCAGGACGCCGAGAACGCGGTAATGGACATCAAGCGGCTCAAGGGCGAGTACAACCGCCCGACGAACGCCGTGCCGTTCGCCACCGAGGAAGTCGCCACCGACGCGAAGAACGAGACGCGCAGCGACGGCTATGGCCGTTCGCACGTCGACTCCAACTTCACGCCTGCCGGCTACGTCAAGGGATTGTCTCCCGCGATTCAGCCGACGTGGGTGCGCGAGAAGATGGGCGCGAACCTCAAGGCCGAGGCCGACTTCTACACGAAGACGTGGGAGACGTGGTTCCGTGACCGCACGGTCAACGCGTCGAAGTTCTACCGCAACGCCTCGGCTGCAGAGCTGAAGGCGATGCAGGAGAACACCGACAACGAGGGCGGATACTTCGTCCCCGAGGAGTACCGCAACACGGTTATCCACAACACCGGCGTCCCCGGTGGCGTGCACCGTCCGTACTGCACGGTCATCACGACCGGCCTGAAGGACGGCTACATGCCGACCTTCGGCAGCATGACGTGGGCCGTCATCGCCGAGGAAGCGACCTACGGCGACAACACCCCGGTTGTCGGGCAGGTCTCGTTCACCGTTCGCAAGAGCGGCGGCACGGTGAAGGTGTCCGCCGAGCTGCTCGAGGACTCGCAGGCCAACATCCCGGCGCTGCTCGCGCAGATCGCGGGCGAGGCTTCGGGCCGCTACGAAGACCAGCAGATCATCGAAGGCGACGGCACGACCGAGGCCGAGGGGCTGCGGACGACCGCCACCGATGGGCCGGACACGGCCACCAACAGCGCGGTCACGGTCGCGGACTACCTCAAGTGGTACTTCAACCTTCCGGCGCAGTTCCGCACGAACGCGATCGTCAGCACGACGAGCTCGTTCCTCGGCTACCTGTCGGCGGTCGGCTCGACGGCTGCAGGTGTTCACCTGCTCTCGTCGCTGCGTGAGTCTCCCGAGGGGCCGATCAGCGGCAAGCAGGTCGCCGTGTTCGACGGCACCGGCTGGGACGATGGCGCGGCCATCGCCGCGTCCGAGGAGCTGGGCTGCATCGGTGACTTCCGCAACTACTACCTGATCGACCGCATCGGCATGAGCGTCCGTCGTGACGACTCGGTCTACGCGGCCAACGACCAGGTGGGCTTCTTCATCCGCAAGCGTGGAGACGGTCGGGTCGGTCTGGCCGACGCCTTCCGTATCTTCAAGGTGAAGGCGTAATCGTAGGGCCGGTGCGCGGACAGCCGCGCACCGGCCACGAGAAGGGATACACATCATGCCGATGTTCAGGCAGGGTTCCGTGGGCACGGTCAGCACGATTGCGATTCCGCCTCTGGCGGGCGCGCGCGCTGGCACGGTGAACCCGGCAGGCGGGCTCTCCGACGCAATCACGGCGACCGAAGTCAAGACCGGCACGCTCGTCGTGTACGCGGGCAACGTGACGGCCAGCACCGGGTCGGTTACGGCGAAGGTGCAGAGCAGCGCGACGAGCGGCGGCAGCTATGCCGACATCGTCGGTGCTGCGATCGCAGGCTTCGGGCCGAGCGACGACAACACCATCCAGACGGTGGACTTCGAGGTTCCCTCGGACAAGCCGTTCCTGAAAGTAGTGCTCACGCAGGTCGCGGTGACCGACGTGGCCTGCGCGATGATCAACTTCCGGGGGCCGATGCGTGGCTAGGTATCTCTGCACCGCAACGCGGCGTATCGCCGACGACGTGTACGTCGTGGGCGAGGCGTACCAGATCAGCGATGAGCTGGCGGCGCGGTATCGCGGATACTTCGACGCCATCGCGGGGGAGCCGGAGCCTGCGAAGGCTGCACCAGTAACGCGAGCGCCGAAACCGTCCACGACGGCGTAAGCGCTCAAACCCTGCTGCGCGGTGTCTCCCTCCGGCACCGCGTGGCAGGCAACCGAGGACGATGATGGTCGATCTGGATCGAGTCTGCTGCGGAGTAGTGCATACCGATTGCGACGAGTTCGTGGTCGGTGCGTGCTGCGTCTGCGCGAAGAAGGACGCGACCAGGGGGCGGACAACTAAGAACCTGATCGCGCGGGAGGACAAGTAGATGGCGCTTTATCCCGTGTACCACACCTACGCGAGCGCCGACTTCCTGCGGAACACGCTGGCTGGCTCGGCATACTCGAGCGGCTGGACGCAGGACTCGGACACCATCCTCGCCATCCTCGAGCGCGCCTCGCGGATGGTCGATTCATACGTCGGCGACCAGACCTTCGGGCCGACCACCGAGACCCGGCTCTACGACCTCGGCGGCTCCGAGCCGTGGTACATGGGCAACGGCTCGCTCCGCAACGACCCGAGGCCGACGCGCTCGAACGCGCTGTCGCTGCAGACCTACGACTACCGCGCCTCGGTCGTGCCGCTCGACCGCTGGCTCGTGAGCGCGACCACCGTCACCGCATACGCGGACACGGCGCGCACGACCAACAACGTGCTCGTCGAGGGCATCACTCAGGACTACCTGCTCGAGCCGTACAACACGAGCCCTAAGTGGCGGCTGAAGCTCAACGAGGACTCGACGCTCGCGTTCGGCGCGGGCCAGCAGGTGCTCAGCATCCTCGGGACGTGGGGCTACCAGAACGTCACCACGCCTGCCAGCACGCTCAGCGCGGCGATTACCACGACGACGGCGACCACGCTCACGGTCGCGGCGGTCGGCAATCACGGCGCCGGCACGACCATCGTGGTCGACTCCGAACAGATGTATTGCACCAGTCACAGCGGGACGACGCTCACGGTTCGGCGCGGCGTCAACGGCACCACGGCGGCGACTCACCTGTCGGCGGCGGCGGTCTCGATGGTCGAGTATCCAAGCGACGTGAAGATGGCGACCGCCGACCTCGCGCGCATCCAGTACCGCGACCGCGACATGGGCATCGTCGAGACCATCGGCACCGGCGAGCAGGGCACGCGCACGCGCAGCTCGACCGAGATGCGGAACACGCTCGGGACGCTCGACCACTACCGGGTCGCGCGTGACAGCGCGGGGCTGGTGTTCTAGTGGCGAGCACGACCATCACCAAGACCGGGCCGATCTTCGCGCCGAACGTCTCGCAGGAGGTCAAGAGCGCCGTGCGCCAGGGCCTGTTCGACATCGCTGCCGAGATCACCGGCGACGTGCAGGAGCAGCTCTACGCGGGGCACGGCTGGGTCACCGGCAGGCTGCGCGGCAGCATCGGCGCGCGCCAGTTCTCCGACCTCGGCTACGAGGTGCGTAGCGGGGCGATTACGGGCGAGCCGGTGGTATATGCGGCATGGGTGGAGACGGGCAAGCGTAGGGGCGTACAGACCCGTTTCCGGGGATACCACATGTTCCAGCGCACCGCCGATGCGTGGGACAACAATCGGACGCGCATCGGGCACCTCATGGGGCGCGCGCTGGTGCGGGCGTTCTCGTGAGCAGGGCAGGCGCGATCGCTGCCATCGAGACGGCGCTCGGCACCGTCACCACGCCGACGCTCGTGGCGAAGTACATCGGCGAGCCGCTGTCTATTCCGGCAACGCCGATGGTCGCGTTCTGGCTGACCGGCCAGCGCGAGGACTTCACGACGCTCGGCGACTCGTCGACCATCGCCGAGTTCACCATCCGCTGCTATTGGCGGATGCAGGTCTCGGCGGATGTACGCGAGAGCATCGAGGGCGAGATATGGGACGCCATCGTCGGCATCAAGACCGCGCTGCGGGCTGACTCCAACCTCAGCGGCAACGCGACCGACTCGCGTCCAGGGGATGCGAGCACCGGGTACATCGAGATCGGCGGGCTCGTGTTCCGGCAGGTCAGCATCCCGTTCGAGGTCAACATCTACGGCGAATCGCCGATCGTCCCGTAAGGAGTTAGCAGATGGCGAAGGTCAACGGTCTCGGTGTTCGGCTCTACGCGGCGGGGTATGACCTCAGCGGCGACGTGAACGTGGTCGACTCCATCGGCTACACGCAGCAGCTCCTCGACGTGACCACGCTCGACAAGGAGGCCACGACGCGCATCGCGGGGCTGTCGGATTCCGCGCTCACCGTCAACGGGTGGTTCGAGGCAGCGAGCGACCACGCGGCGTACACCTCGAACACCGGCAAGCTGCCGACCGCTGACCAGATCGTCTTTACGCAGATGGGCACGGCGCTCGGAGACCCGTTCTGCGGTCTGACCGCGAAGGAGTCGAGCTACGTGGTCAATCGCGCTGCCGGCTCCGCGCTGGCGACGACCGCGAGCTACAGCAGCACGGCAGGCCAGCAGTCAGAGTGGGGCGTCACGCTGACGGCGAGCAAGACCACGAACGTCTCAGCGTCGAGCGGCACTGGCGTCGACAACGCGGCCAGCAGCGCGAACGGGTGCGTGGCGTACCTCG